AAATATTGAATCTCCATCTCCACCACCATCTGCTGCTTCAGGGTTAATAACACCTAAACTACCAAAAACATAATTAGCAGTATTTGTAGTTAAATTGGAATTTAAAAATTTAGCTGTACCAGTAAATTGAGTTAAAGTATTGGCTGCTACATTTGATTCAACTCCTCCTCCAGTTAAATATCTAACTGTTAAAGTTGTATTTGAAGGAGCAATACCATAAGTTTTTGTATATAAAAAATTGTCTGGAGCGTAAGCTGTTGTTAATTTTGTTTTTTCAAAAGGTAAACCAATACCTACATTATTTGGGTTAGGGATAATTTCTTCATCAGTGTCATTAGCTGTTCCTGCACCAAATTGGAGTTGTAATAATTCTGAATTTAAAAATCTTGTTGTAAATCTACGTTGGATTTTTTCTAGTTTTAATAAATATGGTGTGTCTCCAGAATATTGAGATAAATTAGGATCATTTGTATTGGTATTTTTAATTGAATTGTATACCATTTCTTGACCTAAATAATCAACTTCGTACCAATTATTTCCATCACTATCTACAATATCTAATATTCCTACTATTTTAGGGGCATTAATATTAACTGTTGAAAATTGAGTTGGTATTCCAAATGAAAATTGGGTTGTATTAATACTAACAGATACAGCTTTTCTTGTTTTCTTTAAAAGAAAATATGTTGGGTCCGTTCCTGATATTTCATAAACTGTAACTTCGGTTGGGTCTCCTGAACTTGAAACTGAAAAGTCAATAGGGTCTTCAATTAAAAATGTTACGTTATTGGCTAAATTTTGAGTTACAGTTGAATTTGGTTCAATATATAAAGCATAACTAAAATCAGGAACATATGTTGAACCTGAAAGTTTAGATGGTACTTGTTGGTAAAAATCAATAAATGTTGAAGCAACTTGGGTAACATTTGGTTTATAACCAAACATGTAAGCTAATTCATATAAGTTATTGGTTTGACGAGCATATTGTAAAAAGTTTTCTTGGATTTGATTATCCATGTAAAACGATAAAACATCACCTACATAAGCAGCCATTTCCATAAACATCATACCAGGAGAAGCTGGGCTGAAGTCATTATAAGTTGTTGGGAAATAAGTTCTAGCATAATTAATTAAATTAGCTCTTAATTCCGTAAAATCTTTATTTATATATTGTATATTTCTTTTAATAATCATTATGTAAATGTTACTTGTATATTATCGTTAATTCCTGTATCTTTTATTGAGTATTTTAAAACCACATCCACTGTATTATAGTCTTCACTAGGAATAATATTTAAAGCTTCTACTACAACACTTGGAAAGAATTCAATAAGAGATTCTTGAATGTTTAATTTTAAAGAATCTAAATTATTTGTAGTTATTTGTTCAAATATAAATCTTCTTAAATTTCCACCAAATAAAGGATTTAAATATCTTTCTGGTTGGTTTGTTAAGAAAAAATTAATTAGATTATATTTAATAGATTCTTGAGTAGTATAAGTTGTTCTAAATACACCAGGAGCATTAAAAGGCAAAGCAATTCCAACACCAACACTTGGTTTAGTATCTAGAGGGAATATTTTTTTAGCACCAAATGCCATTATTTACCCATTAAACTCATTATTTGATCTAGTCCAACTTGTCCTTCAGGTAAAGCTCCGTTAACAGTGTCAACTGATTTTGGTTGAAAATTTCCTGCATAAGCAGAATTTGCTGTTCCTCCGTTTTGCATTTCTTCTAAAATATTACCAAACATTGCTTGTCTTTCTGCAGGGGTTAGTTTTCTAGGTGATTCAATATGTGGTTGAGCATAAGTTCCTTTTGATTCTGTTACGGTACCAAAACCATTACCAGCAGGAACAATTTTAGGGGCCTTAATAGCTTCCAATAGAATGTCTTTCAATTCTTCTTGAATAGCTTCTTTTACTGCTTCCTTAATAATTTTTTTAAAATCTGATGGTTTCATTGTTTATAAATATTAAAATTAGTATCCTTTTAAATTATCTCTATCAATTATTAATTTAAGTTCATTAATTAATGTTTGATTATTTGTTGTAAATGATAGTTCTGTTTGAATTAAAACTATGCCTTGTTGATTTTTACCAATAGCTCTTCTTCTAATTACATTAGGTCTATAAGGTATTTCTTCTATTTCAATAACAAAGCCTTTATATATGTTTTGGTTTTGACTTATATCTGCTTGGATTTGATTTGAAACAATTAAATCAATCTCTGGAGATGTGGAGTCTAAATTAGCATATTCATCACATTGTTTAATAAATGTATCTATTAATTTTAATGTCTCTACTGCTTTTAAAACATAAGAACCAATTATGGAAATAACTAAAGCTGCATTACTTACTGTTCCTAAACTTTTTGATAATTTTGAAGTTCCATATTTATCAAAAGTTGATCTTCTAATAAGAGTTTGAACAGTATTTAGTCCTGATACTATTGTTCCAGGGACAGGTAAAGTATCTAATGGTGGTATTCTTAAAGCAAGAGATACAGATACAGCTGTTATATCAATTGCCTTTAATATTTCTACGATTGTTTCTAAAAAATTTGATTCTCCTATTATTAGATTACCTGTTTGATTTATTTTTACTCCAATTCTATTTAATTGATCTACTATATTATTTCTTTGATTAATTAATAATACTAAATTAGTATTTGTAGGACAAACTCCAGCATTAACATTATATTTAGTTATAAGATTTTCTAATGAAGGTTGTATTATAGTAGGAATTTGGTTTCCTAAAGTTAATAATAAATTAGGTAATTTAGCATTTCCTTCTGCTTTTAATTCTGAAGGAGTAGCGTTTAATATTTTATTAACATCTATATCAGGTACTCTTTTCATTAGGTTGTAAAATTATTTTTAGATCTAATATCACCTTCTTTAGATGATAAATCAGCATCTAAATTTTCTAATATTAATTGCATTTGTGAAGCAGCCATATTTAAAGGTCCTAAAGGAGTACCTGGAGGAGTTGATACTTGGGATGATGCTATCTGCATAAAAGATTTTAAATTAACTATTAGTTCTTTTAATAAAGTGAATGTTTTATTACCCAATAATAAAGGTTCAGTAGCATTTTTATCTCCTAAATAAATATTTTTTGTTTGAAAAACAGCTGTATTTGTATCAACATTTAATCCATTTTGAGAATTTAAATTTATAGATTTATTTGAAGATAATAATATATGATCATTAGTTGAATTAAAAACTAATCTTCCTGAATTAATAATTACTTGGTTTTTTATATATTGATTTGGTGTTGTTGGAGGATTATTTTTATAACTTGTATATGAAGTACTAGCTGCTTCTAAAGGTATTTGTTGTGTAGAACCAAAATAAATAGAACCTAAATCAGTATTAATATCTTCAGTTATGTATTTATATCCATTTCCTTCATTAGGACCTTGCCCATTTCTAAGTATTAAAATAGGGTCACCATTATTACCTGTTGTTGACCAATTATTAGGTTTATTTTGAACAGTAGAACCAAATCTCATACTATTACCCCATCTACCTTCATGAATTACATCTCCTTCAAAAGGTAATAATGGATTTATTGTATCTTTTTCTTTAAAGGTTTGTCCAAAATAAATTTCTGTTGGTTGGTTTGTTGTAATTTTTGGACTACCTAGTTCGGTTTGAACATAACTTTTTTGTTGGGTTGGTTGTAAATTTCCTTCATAATAAGGTAAAGCATTGTGGTGTGGATGATTCCACATACTTAAAATACTCAAATAATAAAGTGATTTACTTGCAGTAGATGATTTAATCCCAACATCTGGTAGTCTAAATATTAAAACTATTTCATTAACTAAAGGATAATTTTTTGAATTTGGAAATAAGGGTTTAGCTGTCGTTAAATTATTTTGAGGATTGACACTAGATATATCTCCTGGGGTTGATTCTATTCCTACAAATTCAATATTTCCTATAGATTTATAATCATCTCCTTCTAATATAACATTAATAACTCTTCCTACTGATAATATATTATCTTGGTTAAAACTGTTTTTAATTCCAAAATCGTTTTTAGTATTAAGAGTACTATTAACACCACCAAACCCATATCTAGCCATTAATTATTTCCTTTCAAATCATTCATAGCCGATAATAGTTGTTCTTTTTCTTCATCAGAAATAGTAAGTGAACCATCAGCGGCTTGTGTTTGCATAGCTCTTTGTGCTAACGCAGCCATTTTAATTAAGATATCATCATTTTTAACACTTATTTCCATGTATTCCTTAATCAAAGGAACTACTAAGGTAGCATCCCCTATTTCATTAATAAGGGGTTTTAATTCGTTTATAAGGGCAGTAACCTGTTGATCTTTTTTCTTTTGGTTATTGTAAATTTCCTCTAAAATATCAGAAAACTTTTTTTTACCAAAAATTATGTTGTTGAATTGTGACATAAATATACAATATTAGTTTATTATAAATATTAAAACTAAAACTTTGCATAACCATGTTCTAAATAAAATAGATAGCCTTTTTTAAATATATCGTATAACTGATTAGCTATTTTTGTAATTTTAGGAGTTTTAACATCAATTTGTTCACGTATGTAAATGTAAAGAGCTTTTTTATTAAAAATATCTAAATTTTCTCTTTTACGAAACAATTCTAGAATGGCATCTGCTATTTGAGCGTCATATTCTTTAGGAAATAATTCAAATATATTCTCCGTACAATACTCAACATAATCGTCTATAAACATAGATAAACGTTCATTATACGGTGATTCTTCCATGTCGTATGAATGTTTTTCATCTTCTTCAATTGATTCTATAGTAACATTATCAACACGTTTTTTATAATTTTTCTGATTTGATAATATTAGATAACGTTTAGCAATAGTTCCAAAATAAGAATATGCTTTAGTACCTTTTGTTTGGTCGTAAAGATGAATTTTGGATAATAAAAAAGTAATTACTTCATGTTGTAAATCTTCAATATTTTTTACTTCGGTGTAATAAAATTTAAATGTATGAATGATATTTTCGGTTAACTTAAAGAAAGCATAATGGATTTTATTATTATAAATTCTACTTTTTAGTTCTGAGTTGGTGGTATTATTATACAACACAATAGAATCTTCAGTATCTTGAGTAAAATACTGTACATTCTTTTTCTTCTTTTTCACTACCGTTTCTTCCATTATTTAAGTTCTTTAATGATGAAGGCATTCAAAATAGTTTGAATACTTTTAATTTGTTCAAATACTTC